AGCTTTGAACGCCCAGACGTGTACAGCAAATTCAACATGAACGACCTGTACCGTGGTGACTTGGCTGCGCGCACCAACTTTTACCAGCAGATGCTGCAAAGTGGTGTAATGAGCATTAACGAGGTGCGCGGCAAGGAACAAATGAACCCCGTAGACGGCGGTGATCAACATACAATACAGATTAATCAAATCGCATTGGACCGCCTAGGCGACTACAGCGAGAAAGTATCAACCGATGGAGGACAACAACCAGCATAAAGACGCCGAGAAGCGGACGATGGGCACTATTGAAGTGCGCGAGTCTGACGGCGACGAAATGACGCTCGAGGGCTACGCAGCTGTTTTTAACAGCGAAACGGACCTTGGCGCATTCCGCGAGGTCATTCGCCCAGGCGCATTTGATGACGTCATGGACAACGACGTGCGCGCACTCATTAATCACGACCCCAATCTTATCTTGGGCCGTACGGGCAACGGAACGCTTGAGCTGTCAACAGACGAGCGTGGATTAAAATACAGAGTAAAGCTGGGTAACCAGCAATACGCACGGGACTTCTACGAAAGCGTTAAACGCGGTGACATCTCACAGTCATCGTTTGCGTTCACAATTGACAAGCAGTCATGGAACGAGGAACGCACAGTGCGCAGCGTAGACAAGGTGCGGCAACTGTTGGATGTGTCACCAGTGACGTATCCCGCATACGCAGCCGCCACGGTGCAAGCGCGTGATCAACAGCTTGATATTGACGAAGTGATCGCGGATGCGGTTGCCGACACAGATACAGAAAATAACGAACCTCAAATTCCACAACAAATGAATCTCAATGAGATGAAGGCGACCCGTGCCAAGCACGCCGATCGCTTCGAAGAGTTGGTGAACGTCGCAGAAACTGAAAACCGCGACTGGACCAACAACGAACAAGAAGAAGCCGACCTTTGCAAGCGCGAGGTTGAGCGTCTCGATGGCAAGATTGCACGCCGTCAAGCTGCTGAAGACATGATTACGCGGCAGGCCCAAATGGGCGGCACGTCGGTGTCAGAGGCTAAGGAAGTAAACCGCGTCAACAAATCTTTCAGCTTGAGCCGTGCTGTCAATGCCGTTGCAGTCGGAAAGGCTTTGGAAGGTGCCGAGGCTGAATGGGCACAGGAAGCGAACCGCGAAATGCAAGCGCGCGGCCTCAACATGGCTGGCCAAATCGGTATTCCTGCCAACGCCTTGTACCGTACTGCTGATGACTTCCAAACTGGTGGCGCAGGCGGCGGCTTTGTTCCTACGGCCGTGCCAGGTGCTATTGACGCCTTGCGCGCGCCAACAATGGCAGAGCGCATTGGTGTTACTACCATTAACAACGCAACCGCTAATCTCCAGTTCCCCCGTGTAAGTGCCAAGGCCTCCGGTACTGAAGAAACAGAAGTTTCAGCAGACGCTGATTCTGGCCTCGACATGGACACGGTGACGTTGACGCCTACGCGTGTTGCTGCTAAGACCTTGTGGTCCAAGCAGCTCATGTTGCAAGGAGGTGCAGCTGTTGACGCTTTGATTGCTCGCGAGCTGTCTGCCGGTGTGAACGAAACAATTGACAAAGCTGTCTTTGCTGCTGCTGTTGCGGGAGCTGGCGACACTAACGCCGTTGCAGGTGCTTTGACTTACGCGGACATTACGGACGCTGAAAAAGCAGTATTGGCTGCTGGTGGCGATTTGTCACGCTGCGCATGGATTGGCTCACCTTCAGCAATGTCAATTGTCAAGGGTGAAGAAGCAGTTCCGTCAATTCGCGCCGTAGTCGAGAACAACCAACTCGACGGCTTCACAACGTACTTCACGCCTAACCTTGCTGACACAGCTGGCGCTCCAACCGTGGGCACTTTGTTGTTTGGTGATTACGCTGCTGGTATGTTGCTCGCGTTTTTTGGTGGTATTGACCTCTTGGTTGATCCATACAGCAACGCAGGTACAGCGCAGATTGCTTTGCACGTAAACAAGTTCTACGACACAGCTGTGCGCCAATCAGGTGCATTGGCATTGGTCAATGACTTTAGCTGATAACAACTAAACTTGGAAGCCTGGCAATTGGGCTGGGCTTTCTTTTTTCTCTTGCCATGATCATCGCGAAACCTGCATACACCTCTGGAACTGACGTCGTATCACTTGCTGATATGAAGCTTTTTTTGCGCGTTGACGGGTCTGACGAGGACACGACGATCACGGCCCTGCTCGACGCAGCGGTTACGCACATCAGTGACTACACGAATCGTCATTTCACAGGAGAAAGCGACGCTAAATTCTACTTAGAAAAATGGCGTAGTGCCTCACTTGCCTTTGGTCCTGTAACGCGTATCACAGGCGTCAAGTATTACGACAGAAGCGGCACTTTGCAAACCTTGCCGGCCGCCAATTGGTACAACGAGACGCACACTGACAACACGGTGCGCGTGTACTTTCACGACACGCCAGACCTTGAAGAATACAACGCATCGCCAGTGTACCTGGAATGCAAGGTTGGCGCACAAGAATCCGCGGCTATTCAAACAGCCACAAAGCTGCTCGTTGCGCACTGGTTTGAGAATCGTCGCGCAGTCATTACCGGCGCATCTGCTAACACAGTGCCGATCAGTGTTCACAGCTTGCTTAACAGCGAGCGCATTATTGATATGCGGCAATGAACATTGGCTTTCTAGATCGTCGCATTACTATTGAGGCACCTGCATCAAGCCCTACCCTTAACGCGTACGGCGAGGCGGCTCAATCTGACGCGTGGCAAACATTTGTGAACGTGTGGGCAGCCATGGACAACAAGGCCGCACGCAGCAGCATTATTGCAGATCAAGAAACCGCTATCAATCGCGTTACCTGGCGCGTGCGTTCTTCAGCGTTTACACGCCTAGTCACGCCGAAGTACCGCGTCAAGTACGGCAACGATTACTACAACATCCTTGCAGTGCAGGAGGTAGGGCGCAAAGACATGATTTACCTGGTTACAGAACGCGTAATTTCTGAGTGATGTCACAGATAACAATCGACGGTCTCGACAAGGTGATGCGCAAGCTGGATAAGCTGGCAAAGTGGAGTGAAAAGGATTACGCCAATCTGCTTGCTATCAACGAGCGCGTTGCGGACGTGTACGTCAAGTCTGCAAAATCTAACGTTAAAGACTTTGACCGCGACATCTTGGTGCAGCGACGCGGCAGCTCTGAAATTTTGGTCAAGCGTGGTCAGCTAGGCCGAAGCCTTGGCATTTGGCAACCAGAGAGACGCAGCGCACGCGTAATGGCAGGTCCACGCACAAACACGATTGGACGACGCAAGACGCGTAAAAATGCTGATGGTTGGTTTGCGCACATCGTCGAGGGTGGCGACAGCTTCGGAATAAAAAAGACAACGCCGAACACAGGCGTATTTGATCGCAGCAAGCGCGCAACTGAGAGCCGTCAGCGAGCATTACTTGTACGACTGTTGCGTGCAGAATACAATAAGTTCATGCGATGAAAGTAGGACTGGCCATATACAATCTGCTTGTGAACGACGCGACTGTCATGGGACAGGTTAGCGGTCGTATCTACCCTGAGCTAGCAAAAGAGGGCGTTGCTATGCCGTACATCGTGTACAGCGTGGTAAGCAACTCACCAAGTGACACCAAGGACGGCACGCCCATTGACGAGGCGCAGTGCGAAATCTTTAGCGTAGGTCTTACATATGAATCTTGCAACAACCTAGCAGACAAAGTGCGAGCCGCCCTAGATCGCAAAAGCGTTACAGTTAACGACGCATCAGCTGGCGACATCACCGTGCAGTCTATACAATACACTAACGAAATAACTGAGGTGAGTGCTGACCGCAAGACTTATATTGCAGTGCAGGACTACACCTTTAGAATCAAACGATAATGGACCCACTTGTATTCATCACAGAAAATTGGGGCGAGCTCACGTTGGCCGTCCTCGCGCTCTTGAAGGTAATCGTCAACTTGACGCCCAGCGAGCGCGACAACCAGGTATTTGGTTACCTAGACGTATTGATCAACCTCATCATTGCAGACCGCAGAAAAACTACTAACAACGAATAATCATGGCCACTACAGGTATTTTTAATGGCTCACAGTACACGGTGATGTTTGAGACGGACGGCACCACGCCCGTCGTCGCAGATCACGTAACTGATTTGAGCGTCTCAGTGTCAACAGAAACACGTGACACCACAAGCAAGAACAACGCAGGTTACCGCGCATTGTTGCCTGGCTTGAAGACATTGACCGTAAACTTTACTGCGTTCTACGCTGGTGACGCCACCAACGGATACGACGAATTGATGACAGACTTTTTGGCTGGTACCAAGCAGGACGTCAAGGTATGTTCATACGACTTTGACACAGACAGCGAAGAAGCCGGCGACAAGGAAATTGTGTTTGAAGCGTACATTACTTCACTCGAGTTGAGCGCAGGAACAGAAGACAACGCGTCTTACACCTGCACCCTCGAATGCGTTAGCGCAATTACATTCCAAGACCACGTTTGATACATGACGATCACACTCGACAACCAGACTTTTCCTGTGCGCGCAAGCATGCGTGCATGGCGGAACTTTGAAAACGAAACAGGCCACAAGGTGGCTAAGATTGACAGCGAGGACGTCACCATGATGCCTGAGCTTCTATACTATTTTGTGCAAGAGGGCTGCCGCAAGCAGGGCATGAAGTTTGAATTGTCGGTTGATGATTTTCTTGGCCTTATTGACGTTGCGGACTTGACAAATGTGATGAAGGTGATTGAAGAGTCAATGTCGCCAGGTGGTGAAAAAAAAACCCAGACGACGACGACAGCAAACCACTCGAATGGGACGAAATAGAGCAGTTAGGATTGGGGCTACTTGGCCTTAATCCTAACACTCTATACGACTTCACATTTAGACAGTTCGGCAACGCGGTACGCGGTCGGTACAAACAACAGGAAGCACAACACCGTGATGCCTGGGAGCGTACCCGATGGCAAACCGCGTTGTTGCTTAATGTGCACACCAAGAAAGGCGCAAGCATTAAGCCTAAAGACCTTGCTACGTTCCCTTGGGAAAAGCAAGAAAAGAAAAATCCCCAGCACGGCTGGAACCAACTAAAAGCATTCGCGACAAATGGCTAAACTTGGAGACCTTATAGTCAACATTGGCGTCAACACCAAGGACCTCAACAAAAAGTTGGGGCAGGTACAGCGCAACACTAAACGTTCATTTGGCAACATTGAGAAGCTCGGGCAAAACCTGAGCGTCGCAGTGACGTTGCCAATGGCCGCCATGGCCGCAACTAGCGTGCAAGCATTCCGTGAACAGGAGAAAGCAATTGCACAGGTCAACGCTGGCCTTAAATCTACTGGCGCCCAGGTAGGTTTCACAAGCAAGGAGCTGCAAAACATGGCCAGCGAGTTGCAGAAGAACACGCTGTTCGGTGACGAGCAAATTTTGAAGGACGCCACAGCGCAGCTGCTCACGTTTACCAACATTACAGGCGACCAGTTTGACCGCACGCAACAAGCCGCCCTGGACTTGGCTACTAGGCTCGACGGCGATCTAAAGGGTGCAAGCATTCAGTTGGGTAAGGCACTGAACGACCCAGTGGCAAACCTGTCTGCATTGTCACGATCAGGCATTCAATTTAGCGAGGAACAGAAGGCGGTGATTAAGTCGTTGGCCGAGACAGGCAGACTGGCAGAGGCGCAGACGCTCATTCTTGACGAGCTTGATAAGCAGTACGGCGGAAGTGCCGAAGCCGCAGCCGACGCCGATGGTGGCATTACGCAGCTTGCAAATGCGTTTGGCGACCTGCAGGAAGAGATTGGCAAGGTTGTACTTCGCGCGATTAAGCCGCTTATCAAGTTTGCACGCGACCTCATTGACGGGTTTCATGACCTTGATGGCGTTACCAAGTCGTTCATTACCGCGTTTGGTTTGGTGGCAGCAGCCATTGGCCCTATCCTTATGATTTTGCCTAAGCTGGCAAACATTGCACAGATAGTAGGACCTGCAATCGGTAAGGCGTTTACGCTGATGACAGGCCCAATTGGTTTGGCTGTAATGGCCATTGCAGCAATTACGACTGCTATTTTCTATTT